AAAGCTACGATAGTTTGAGATAATACTGCAGCAGTACCTGTACCAGCCTTATCTGTAGCTATGTTAGTGTCAACGAATACATCAAATCCGCCCAAAGTACCGATTTGACCTTTTCTCAATACATCAGCACCAACTGCATTAGCAAAGAATTGAGAACATTGTTTGATAACGCCTTCGATTTCAGGAGTTACAACCAAAGCAGGTCTTTTACCAGCGTAGTCGAAACCATTAACAAGTGCATTCTTTCTTCCTAATACTGCATACATAGCGCAGATTTCAGCCCATACATTGTCTTTTGATAATGATAGAGGAGAGTCAGCGTTACGTTTTGTAGCTGCGTTAGCAATTGCCAAACCGTGAATGTATTTATCTTTAGTTTGAGAAGCTGCAACTGCAATTCTGTTGATGTATTGGTTAACAAGTTCGATGTTAGATTGAACTTTTTGGATATCGTCAACCAAGAACGGTATAACTTTCTGTTGAGAAATTTCAAGAGCCTGTTTGTCACCAGTTGGATCTTGGTAGTTAATACCTGAGAAACCAGTAGCGGTAGGATCATAATCAGCAACAGAAAGAGAACCTAAAGTATAGAAGTAAACTTTATCACCCTTAGATTTGATTTCGCCTTCATATTTTCTGTTAACGATATCTGTGTATTTACCGTGGTTATCAAGAGTCACGTTAAGTTTTTGTGACCATAATTCAGGAGTAAAACCTCCAGTTGAAGCATTTATTGATGTCATTTTAATTATCCTTTCATAATTACTGCATCAACCTTATCCATACCGAACTTTTTAGCTGCTTTAGCGTACAAGGACGGATCGGCAAGCAATTCGTCACGGCTAGGCATTTCAGTTGATTGTTTTTGTACTACTGTCTTTTCACCTGTCGGTACAGTTGCCTGTACTTTGGCTTTCTCCGCATTTTGTTTGGCTAGGTATTCCTTTACCCCAAGTTCCTTAATCTTTGAGATAGCCTTAGTTGTAGTTTCAATATCTACTCCCCCTGTGTAGTCAAACATTGTTTTAATAATCCCTAAGACTTCAGGTGAGTAATTTTCACTACTTGGCTCTACTAATTCGTTAAGTTCAGGCACTTTGCCAATACTTTCAGCTATGCGGTTAGCTCTTTCCTGCTTATCAGCTTGTAACGCCTTATCAAATTCACTTTTCATTTTTCCGATAAGGTCTTTTTTCTCTAAAGCGATTTGTTCGACAATATCAGACCTGAAATAGTCCTTGATTTGCGCTAATTTGCTTTCATAAGCACGATTGTTTGTCGGATTATAAAGCCGTCTAGCTTCGTTGAGTAAATTCTCAACAACTGCTCTCGTTTCGGGTTCTAACTGCCTAGCAAGGTTATCGAATGCAAGAAATTCCTTGTTATCTACATCAAACTTGTAGCGTTGCTCAAATTCAGGGTTAATTTTCCCCTCTTGTACAAGTTGAGGTTTTTGTGCTGCAACTTGCTTTTTGAGTTCTGCAAGCTCTTGTGATACTCGGGTAAAACTTGCTTGATTGTCCTTTGCAATCTGTTCCCAATTCTTCTCCGGCTCTACTTTTGGGGTTTCTTCCCCTTCCGCAGTTTCAGTTGCTTCGGATTCCACTTCTTCAGATTCCTGTGTAACCTCCTCAATAGTCTGTTCTTCAACAGGTTGAGTAGTTTCTGTTACTTCAGGAGTAGTCTGTTCTTGTGGAGCTTCAACAGTAGTTGTAACTGTTTCTTCCATTTCTACACTCCTTTTCTATCGTACCGATATTACCAATCGATACATCTACTCTTTGAGCGTAGCAGATTGAAAATCGGGCAAAATTGGGGTTGAAAAAATAACAAAATGATAATATAATGTTAATATATTTTATAATCTATTATTATTATGAACCAAAACGAGATAAGAAAATCAATTAAAATTACAAAGGAATTAAACGACTTGTTACAATATGCCGTTAAAATAACAGGCACAACAGAAACAAGCCTAATCAAAATAGCACTATTTGAATATTTGAAAGGTATAAAATGAAAAAAGTAATCTTTATATTATCTGCGACAGTAGTTTTTACTTTAGTATATGTTTATTTATCAAACATAGATAACAAGGATATTTGTCTTGATAGTGGTGTATGCAAAGAAGGTTTAACTGTAAATATGCCAAACGGAAATACAATTACGATAAATGAATTTTCTTGTAAACAATATAATGGTACTTGGAGAAGCAAATACAATGATTGTTACTTTAAAAATTAATACTTTTCATCCAATCCATTAGGTCTTAAATCTTTTAGCAAACCTCTACAATTAGCATCTTTATTCATTAATCCCCTATAAAGTCCTATCCCGTCTACCCTTAAGTCATCCAAGCAATCTGATATATTTTCTTTAAGTGGTAATTTCTTTATAAATGGATTGCTTATAGTGCTATCTAGTAATTCCCTAGTATCAGAAATCAAAGCCGCTTCCAAAGGGCTAGCCTTTTGTGCCGATTCACAATTAGCCTTTGCGTGAAAATATTTATCAGCACCTATCGTATTAGCCGATTTCATATCATTGTAATTTTGCAAAAATATTTTATCAGTTTTAATGGGAGAATATAAAAACTGTGCAATTTTTTTAACAAACTCATCCATTAAACATCTCCTCATCAAGCCGTATAATGTCTTTCAAGAGTCTATTCATACCTTTTACCTGTTCAGCCGGAGTATCATTTGAGCAAGCATAAAAGCATATCCTCTCTTGCATATATTCAATTAGATTGTTATGTGTTTGAGTTTTGTTTTGTCTAAGCCATACCGCTAACTGCTGCTTCATTTCCTTGAGCATTATTACCCCCTTGTTGTTGCATAATCATTTGCGCTTGTTGTAATATCGGTTGAATATTCTGCATTACTGCACCCTGTAACTGTTCAGGCATCTGTTTAACAAAGTTAGCTGCTTGGTCTATCTGACTTTCAGCTTCAGACTTAAAGAACTTATCAGGATTATCAAACCCAACCATTTCAAGGCCTGTCTTAAGTGACTCTTTCCAATCTATTGCTTGTGCTAGTTCAGGGTTATTACCTGCTGCGTTGAGCATACTAAACGCTTCTTGGAACTTCTGACGTCTATCAATCATAGCGTTTCTATCCTCATAAACATAAGCATATTGTGCCTGTCTTACTGCGTTTGTTACTTCAACTTCTACACGTTTACCTTTATCATCAATAAACAGGATTTCAGGCTCATTTTTAAACATAGCCAAGAGTTCTGCTACATTTTCTATGACCTTCAAGTTTATTTGATAAATCTTATCTAATTTCATAGCAATACGACTATCAGAGCCATTTCTAGCAAGTTGCATTTCTGTAGCAGTTCTTCTACCTTGTTCAATATTCCCCATAACATTTGCATTGATACTACTAGCATCTGAAATATCGTTAGCAAGCAAAGAAACAATATCACCTATTCCGCTTGCATCAAACTTCATAGTAGTAGGCATCTGTCCATTGTATGAGTTCTCATAATCAAAATATTTTCCGGGTTCGTATTCAATTACCTGATTTTTGTATTTTTCCTTCAAGAAGGTATCATTACCCCATACAGGAGGGTTAGCGTTTAACTGTGCAATATCTGCTACCTTGTTTATTAATTCTTCCTTAGATTTGCACATTTCCAAGATAGGTTTCAATGGAGAAATACCTCTGCCTGTTTCAGGATCAATATCAATTGCATCCCATACAAACGGACAAATATAAACAGGGTTTTCTTCAAAATAAATCAAATACTTACCTGCAAATACTTCGGCAACAATATTTTTATAAAGTACACCATTAAACTTAATATCACCGTGTAAATATAAAACTTCGTATTCATCGCCGTATTGAGTTTTCTTAGCTAAGTTATTATCATCCTCAATGTCAGCCATTGTAGTTGTATCTGTATTATCTAAATCCATTTCTTGCTCTTTAGTAAGCGTATATAAAGGATTGTTTTTAATTTCTTCTACACTTGCAAAGCGTTTGAATATCTTAGGGCAACTTTCCCAAGACTTATCATTACCGTATTTATACTTAGTAACGTCAAAATTAAAGAACATAGGGTTAATAGCTTCAATGTTAGCGTTTTCTTCTAAAGGTAACTCAACCTCAACCATACCTCTGAATTGGTCAAATCTCTTAACCTTCTTACTACGTTTCTTCCAGTCTGTTTTATATACATATTCGCCATATTCAAACCAATAATCAGTACCTTTGTCAAACTGTACACCTGCTTGCATCTTTTTAAGAGCATAAACAATAGCTTCCTTTTGTCTGTCAGCCATTTCTTCTGTTTCTTTAGATGTACCTGTTACATCAAACATTTGTTCTTCATTTGACCAAATTTCCTTCCACATAACAGATTTCATACTGTCTTTAGTCGTGTAAATCTTATTTTCCTTGATGTTAGATTTCCACTTTTTAGTTTTGTTTCTATCAGGTTGATTAAGATAAATTAAAGATTGTAGCTCTTGCGCTACGCTTATCTGTGTACTTCTTTTGTCGTGAAACTCACCCCACCAAGTTGCTATCTGTGTTGCAAGCTCATCCCTTTGTGATGGTTTTAGTTTCTTAAATTTACTTTCCTTTTCGATTTGAATGTCAGGCATAATTCCCCCTTATTTTAAAACTATGCTTTTATCTTATAATTTATGAAATCGGGCTTTTATAATCCTCAATAACCAATGGAAAATAGTATTCAACCAAATACGAAGCAGCATCAAACGGGTGTTCCAAAAACTTCAAATGTGGATCTGTTTTTATTGCAGAATAAGTAGGAACATCCACCTCATCACTACCAACTTTGTATTTAAGATTGTAAATGTTATAAAGTAGCTTTTCGCACTTCGGATCAACAAATATTTTACGCACTCCGTTGTAATCCTTTACCATAGAATTAAACGCAGCTATTCTGTTCTTAATTCTCGGATTAAACGGTCTTATCTGTAAAAGTATAGGGTTTGTAGTGTAATGACGTCTTAAAGCATTACGAATGATTACGTAGTTTGTACGTTCTGATTGTGTACTTCTGTTATCACCCGAAGCATCACCGTTTATTATAATCGTGCCTTTATGGTTCGGATATCTTTTTATAACCTCGTTTATTGTCTGTTCTGTGCTTGCGTTTTCCAAGATAAATTCATCAAAATAGAACACTTTATCTTTTGTTTTATGCGCACAAATACAACTCATAGGATCTACGTTAAAGTCCCAAGTAAGATGTAACGGCATATCGGGCTGGTAAGTAATCGGTCTAATATTATCAGGGCTAAACCCTTTTACTACCAACCCACTAGAATAATCCCCAAACTCACCAAGTACGTTAATCTTATAATATGCTTCATCAAAATTTTCTTTCAATGATTCTACAAAGTGTTCCGGCAAATAAATATTGTCTGTTGTAGGAGCAATAATAAGCCTATAGTTATCCTGTTTTTTTTCTACAAATCTCTGATAAATCCAACCCTTATCAAATTGAGGGTTCGTGTGTCCAAATAATCTGTATCGAAAATCGACCCAATCATCGCCTCTATAAACATTTCTTAAACGACCCAAAAGCTGTTTAAATGAAGCATCAGATATTTGTGAAGCTTCTTCTATTTCTGCCCAATGCAAGTTCAATGATTTATATTTTTCAGGGTCGTCAAGAGCAGAAAAAAGTATCTCTGACCCATTAGCAAACCTTATTGTCTTGTCAATCTTATTATAAGTATAATCACGATTAAGGATAAACCCCATATTATCTAGGTGTTCAAGATAAGATACAAGTGTAGTTTTACGCACCAGCTCATATTCTTTTGCGCCAACTAATCCTTTAGACCCACCATATTTAGTTGCTAATAGAATACCAAGCAAAGAACCGCACCAAGTCTTACCGCTACCATAACCACCTTGATACATAGCAACATCAAGCGGGTAATTGTGTGGAATATTAAGGAACTCTCTTTGCTTTTCAAGTAGCTTCATTAAATCTTAATACCCTCAATGTTTATAATTGGCGGAGCAATGTTTTCTACAACATCCTTTGGCTTTTCACCAATAGTATCTCTAATAACTTCAAACGCTCTTACATCTCCGGCAAGTGCTTTATCAACGAGCGCTAAACTGATTCTGTTTTGTATATCTTCGCTTTCGAGAATAAGCATTAGTTCATCTTTAAGCATTTTTCTTTGTTTTCTACTTGCCACAGATTTCTCTTGTGCTTTCCTCGCCATTTCCTCGTTATCAGAACTAAAAGGCTTTCCTTTTTTCAGATTTTCTAAACTACTTTCTGCCATTTTACGCTTCGGCATTTTTCATCCTCCTGATAAATTCTTCCTTTGTTATTCTTCCTTCAACATATAACTTTGTAATTTCGTCTTTTGTTTCTTTGAATTGTTGAAAGAAGTTAAATATATCAAAATCGTTATCCATTTTTACCTACCTTTCTATACCATCATCAACTTTTCGTTCTTCTATTTCATTTTTATTAAACCTATATACTAAAGTGCCACAAGCATCTGATAATACAGCAATTCTAATATTGCAATCGGCGCACATTTTTTCTTGTATTTCGGGAATAAGTTCATATTTCATAATAATAAATTCTTCCCCCATAGACGTACCACCTATCTTTCCTGCAATTATGGGTAAATTTCCCTCACCTGTCCAACTAGGTATAACAACACCTTTCAAATATTTCTCATTCTCACATAATACCTCTCTACAAGCATCAAAACATTGTTGACAATATATGTATTCTGTAACAAAACTTCCTCTTTCACTCATTTTCTTTCCCTCAACTTTCTTAAAACTTTTATATGAGCTTTTACTCTATCACCTAGCGACATATTCCAAGTATCTTTTAACTCTGCTTGTTGTTCGTCAGGATATACAATAAATCCGTTAAACTCAAAGTTATTTGAATAAAACGGATTGAATACTTTATCTAC